CAGCAAACTAGCAAGGTCGATCTAACTTACCGTGGTGTAAGAGTAGAAAAAGAACTTACAAGTGTTAAATGATTGAAACTCTTGAGATATGTTTAGCATCTGCTATCTTTCTCACAATCATAACTGCTGAAGTTAAGTTTCTGTATGGAAAATAAAACGAAGGGGTTGATCCCCTTCTTTTTTTATGCTATCATAAATAAAATGAAAATCTCATGAACAAAGAAAATCTTAAAGTTCTCATTAGTGACTTAGAACGTGCAGTGTCTGAGTTAAAAGCAGAGGTTTATTCTGACAGGGAATCTTATTTGACTTATGAGGATTATAAGAAACTTGATGAAAAAGATCTAAATTATGGTCAAATTTTTGAGGATGACGAATGAGAACAAAACAAATATTGAGTGACTTAAAAAAAGCACTTCAACAAGATTATTTGTATAATCCAGCTGAATTAAAATTTATGAGAGAACAATTATTAGTTTTAGAGGAAGAAGTGCGAAAAGATAGAAAGAAAAAACCAGAGGGGTTTGGAAAATGACAGTTAATTTAATAAGTGTCACTCCAGATGCCGAAAAAACTATGGCGCATATCGCCAGAGTGTCTAATCCAGACAATCAAGATAATCCAAACTATGCAGGATTGTTGAAGTATTGTATTAAACATAACCATTGGTCTGTGTTTGAGCAATCATCAATGACACTTGAGATTGAAACAACTCGTGCAATCGCAGCACAAATTCTAAGGCATCGTAGTTTTACTTTCCAAGAATTTTCTCAACGATACGCAAAGAGTAATGAATTAGGTGAGATTGAATTGCCAGAACTGCGTAGACAGGATAAAAAGAATCGTCAGAACAGTATAGATGATCTTGATAGTAAGGTCGTCGATAAACTGAATCGTCAGATGATCACTCTGTTCAGTTCTGCACAGAGTCTTTATAATCAAATGATTGAAGAAGGAGTTGCCAAAGAATGTGCTCGAATGGTGTTACCACTTTGCACCCCTACAAAAATCTATATGACAGGTTCTTGTCGTTCTTGGATTCATTATATTAATTTAAGATCAGCACATGGAACACAAAAAGAACATATGATTATCGCAGAAAAGTGTCGTAAGGTATTTACCGAACAATTCCCCACTGTTTCTGAGGCTCTGGAATGGGTCTAAATAATTTTACAATACTTTATAATTATGCCTACATATCCTGTTGTTAATACAAAAACTGGTGAACAAAAAGAAGTTGTGATGAGTATCACAAAATGGGATCAATGGACAAAAGATAATCCTGATTGGTTAAGAGATTACTCAGATCCATCGACAGTTCCTGGCGTGGGTGAGGTTGGAGATTGGCAAGACAAATTAAATAAAAAACACCCTAGTTGGAAAGAAGTGATTAAAAAATCAGAAAAATCTGGTGGTATTCAAGGTAAATTAGCAAGAAGAGGTATTACTTAACATGCCAAGAAGGAAAAGAGGATCTAATCCCGAACAACCAATTGGTGTTGGTATGACTGCCAAACAAATGAAAAGAAAAAAACCTGTGAATAATGGTTATCTTATTGATATTGAACCGTTGTCAGATAATCAGAAAAGATTATTTAATTCATATGAAGATCAAAAAAATATTGTGGCATATGGATGTGCAGGGACAGGTAAAACATTTGTCACGTTATATAAAGCACTCTCTGATGTTTTAGATGAGAGCACACCATATGAAAAAATATACTTAGTTAGGTCATTAGTATCCACAAGAGAAATTGGATTCTTGCCTGGTGACCATGAGGACAAAGCAGACATCTATCAAATACCATACAAGAATATGGTCAAGTATATGTTTCAGATGCCCTCTGACGCAGACTTTGAGATGCTCTATGGCAATCTAAAGGCGCAGGAAACAATTAAGTTTTGGAGCACATCTTTTATTCGTGGAACTACATTAGATAATTCTATTATTATTGTTGATGAATTTCAGAATTTAAATTTTCATGAACTTGATAGTATCATCACTCGTGTTGGTGAAAACACAAAGATATGTTTCTGTGGTGATGCAAGTCAGACCGACTTGGTAAAAACAAATGATAAGAATGGTATCGTTAACTTTATGAACATCTTGCGTAAAATGCCATCATTTGATATAATAGAGTTTGATATCAATGACATCGTTCGTTCAGGACTTGTTAAAGAATATCTTCTGTCGAAACTAGAGATAAATTTTGATGTTTAATCATGTAGACTTAGATCTTAAACCAATTGCAAGAGAGACAATAGATGGTGTAAGGTATTACAAAATTGCTGATGAAGAAGAACCACTCAGATTGGTTTCTATTACATCCATCACCAGTCACTTTAACAAACAAATCTTTCTTGATTGGAGAAAAAGAGTTGGGAACGAGGAAGCAGATCGTGTAACAAAAGCTGCCACAACTCGTGGAACAGATATGCACACACTTACTGAGTATTATCTGAAGAACGAAAAGTTACCAAAGGTTCCTCCCATATCTGATTTTCTGTTTAAGATATCTAAGAAAGAATTAAATCGTATTGATAAGATTCACTCTCTAGAAGGTGCCCTATATAGTAAACAACTAGGAATTGCTGGAACTGTCGATTGTATTGCAGAACATGATGGTGAGTTAGCAATAATAGATTTTAAGACATCTAAGAAACCTAAACCACGAGAGTGGATTGAGCATTACTTTGTTCAGGCTATGGGGTATGGTTGTATGCTGTATGAGATGAAAAATATAGCAATTAAAAAATTAGTCATTATTATGGCATGTGAAAACGGAGAATGTGTTGTTTATGAAGAAACTGACAAAGCCAAGTATATCAGACTTCTTGGTAAATACATCGACAAATTTGTCGAAGACAAACTGGAGTTTTATGGAACCAAACAAAGAACTTGAAAAAGCAATAGAGAGTAAGTTTCTAACTCCCACTAAATTTTCAATGGAGATTGAAAAAATAGTTGCTGAAGAGAAATTGAATTACATAGATGCGATATGTCAGTATTGTGAAATGAATGACATAGAGATACAGTCTGTGACGAAACTTATTACAAAACCTCTTAAAGAAAGGTTGAAATATGATGCAATTCAGTTAAACTTTATGAAGAAGACTTCTCGTGCTAAACTACCATTATAATGAAAAAATCTGAACTTATACATTGGAGATTGCAAGCGATGTTACGTGAACATTCTTTCTCTGATCTACAATACTTAGGTGTAAAACCTGATAGCATTGGAATACCACAACATTGGTATTCAATTGATGGGAATGAGGTTCCCGTTGATGCAATTACAGAATTAGAAAGTGAGGAAGTTGATGAAAGTGACACCGTTTGAAACCTACCAGACATATCTCTCAATGAAGAGTCATTTCACGAATAAAAGATATGACTTTTTTAAATATGGAGGTAAGTCCAGAGCGACAATGGCATCCTTTAACAAAAGAAAGGATAAGTATTGGTTTGAAAAAACATCCAGAAAGTATTCAGATCAAGAGATCACTGATTTTTTATTATCAAACTTTGTAACTACTGAAACACCACAAAATTTATGGATTGGAGAAATTATAAATTCTGGCGAAAGAACGTACGCAGACTGGATGAGACGACAGCAGAGTTTGACTTACTTATTCAGAGAACAATCAAAAAAATTACTATCGGAAAAAAAATTAGAAGAAGTATTCAATTGTTCGAAAGGTCATCCACCGATACTCAAAAAGTATCTAGGAGGAGAGGTAAGTTTAGAAACCTTAGTTATCTTCGAAAAAATCTTTTCTTTTGGGAAAAAATTTAATCGTAAACTTAAAGACCCAGTGTGGGAAACCGTCAACATGAAAATGAAAAAATATGTTCCTTTCCTAAATATTAATGTGTTCCACTATAAAAAAATTCTAAGAGAGATTGTAAATGAGTAAATTTTTTGATTCAGAAATCATTCAAGAAGAAATTGAAGAGATCAATGAACTTCAGAAAATGCTTTATAGTAATGTAATGCAATTTCCTTCAATGGAACGTATTGATAAAATAGAACACATTGATTTATTGACAGAATTATTAGAAAAACAGAAGGTTATGTATACTCGTCTGTCACTATCTGATGATCCTGACGCTGTTAAAATGAAAGAACAATTACATAAAACAATTCCTCTCATGGGATTTCCCAGAGGAACTGATATGAACTTGCTCTTTGAGGGTATGAAAGAAACAATTTCAAAACTTAAAGAGAACATTGACAAATCATAATTAATCTATTATAATCTAAACATCCAACGAAATCCAATTTAATCCGAGGTATCCAAATGTCATTTGCTAATCTTAAAAAGCAATCAAAATTAGGTTCTTTAACTGCAAAGTTAGTTAAGGAAGTCGAAAAACTAAACACTAACGGAACATCAGGTGATGACCGTTTGTGGAAACTGGAAGTAGATAAATCAGGTAACGGATATGCCGTTATTCGATTCTTACCAGCACCAGATGGTGAAGATCTACCGTTTGTAAAACTCTATAGTCATGCATTCCAAGGTCCTGGTGGATGGTATATTGAGAACAGTCTTACTACACTTGGTAGTAAAGATCCCGTGTCAGAGTATAACTCTCAGTTATGGAACAATGGAACAGATGCAGGTAAGGATGCTGCTCGTAAACAGAAACGTAAACTTACATACATCAGCAACATTTATGTTGTAAAAGATCCTGCCAATCCTGAGAACGAAGGAAAGGTATTTTTATATAAGTATGGTAAAAAAATCTTTGATAAACTCACAGCAGCAATGCAACCTGAGTTCGAAGATGAGGAAGCGATTGATCCATTTGATTTCTGGCAAGGTGCTAACTTTAAACTCAAGGCAAAGAATGTAGCAGGATACAGAAACTATGATAGTTCTGAGTTCACTGCTGTCACTCCTTTACTTGATGATGATGACGCACTTGAATCTGTTTGGAAGAAAGAAAACTCTCTTAAAGAGTTCATTGATGCCGACCAGTTCAAATCATATGATGACTTGAAGAAACGTTTAGAGTATGTGCTTGGTAGTAAGAGACCAACCAGTTCTATTGAAGAAGAAGATACTGATCGTGGTGCTGCTGAAGAGTTAGTTACTGCTGCCGTATCTACACCACCATCATCACTAAACGAGGATGATGATGATGCATTATCATATTTTCAGAAACTTGCGGAAGAATAATTAAATTGTTATTCTAGTATTTTCTGTTCGAATTAATTTATCGTTTACATATTGAGATGATCTCTTGTAGGTCATCTCATTTCTTATGTCATTTAAAAATTGTTGTAGATATTCTGAACGAAGAACAAATATATTTCTTTTCTCTTCATTTAAATTACTTTCATACTCATAATTTGATATTCCTACTCTAACGTCATTCCCACTCACCCTTTTATTTCCACCATCATAATAGTCCACAAAATAATCTATTATGTTTGGACCAATTACGTTACCATTTTCATCCTCTATCATGCCATCTTGTCTTTTTTCGTCAACGATTCTACCTTTAGGCACAATTACGTTTCCACGACTGTTTTTAACTTCTATAGTTTCATAATGTTTAATTTCATTGATTTCAGTTAAACCATATTTTGACACTGTAAAATTATATAATTCTTTACTTGAAAGAGGCCACTGATCACGCACATTGATAATACCAGCAGTTGTTAAAACTACCCAATCTAAACTTGATTTTCCATAAAGATCTAAGGCAACTGTGTCTGGTCTATCACCATCACTTATTGTGAATTTATTAAAAACAGTGAAAACATTTTGTAGGTCATCACGTATTTTCATTCTACGAAATAAATTTTTTACAGTTACATAACTACTACTCGAAATACGATTTGAGTACGGTGATTGATATTCTATGTTTGGTAGTTCTCTAAAGTATCCCATCAGAATCCTGTTCCCTCCTGACCTTCTTCAGTTTCATAATCTTCAGAGTAGACTGGATTCAACTCTTGAAAAGATAAGTTTATTTGCATATGGACAGGTGCTGTATTATCATATGTTGCATAAGTTCCTGCACCAGTATAATTAACAGCCATGTTAAGTAAGGCCATCGGTTTAAATTTATGTAAAAATTTATGATTTCTTCTTCCTGTTTTGTATGTTAATTTAAATACATCTGGTGATTTAATAAAAAGTCCACTGGATGAATCACCTCCCGTTGATCCATTTTTTGCATTCATACTTTTTTTAAAAGTACGAATAATATTTTTAATTACGTTACTTTCGTTTTCATCTCTAGGAACAAGATCAAAATCAAAATTAAAACTTCTTAATTGAACACCACCAAACAATAATTCCATATTTGGATTTAACACTGATCCTGTACTTCTTGAAAGAAGTTTTGTAGGATCTACACTACCACCAAGAGCGTTAACTGCCATTGATGCAAACCTTGCATTGATAGCAGATGCAGTTGTATCATCTTTCATAAAATCATTTAAAGCATTCATTCCACGATTTCCCACCTCTCCTAAATCTTTCATAAAATCACCACTTGAACCAGCACCCATTAGATCTTTAGCTAATCCAACACCAGTGGCTGAAATTCCATCTAAACTACTCTCTCCCCAAGTTACACCATTAGAATCAGTCACTGTCTCTGGAACAGGAAGAAAAATAGTCCCTAATGGATTTTCAATATTTTTCTTAAGAGATTCTGAACTTGATTGTAATCGAAGAGATTGCCCAGTTCCGCTGACATCAGTTCCTGGCGCTTTATATTCTACGATTTTTATTTCAAGATAATCACTATCATTATCTAATCTTGCCACAGGATATCTAAAGGATCCAAATTTTCTATCACTTGCTTTTTTTCCACCTCTTGTAGTGGTAGTATTAGATGCAGGCGCTCTCAATCCTGTTTGCATATAATCCTTCTCACCTCTGGCTAAGGCTTCGTTAGCTGCTTTCTGTTTGTTATTATCTACAAAAAAGTTTGGCATTTATATCTTTTTTTAACTATTTAGCTGCATTTTTCCAAATGGCAGTTCTCTTACATCAGACAACTCATCAGAATTGACTTCATACAGTTCTCCAACCAGTTCATTGTATGTATAATTACGGTATTGACCAATATGTAGATTGATGCCACGGAAACCCCATTCAAAGACATCCGTAACCGCAACTAATGGATTGGAATCAAATTGTATGTTAGGAGTCTTGGCATTGTATACGAATACATAATATTTTCCAACACTTGGAGATGATGTGACGGTGTTGGTTAAAGTATTCATCAATTCTATCATGATATCATCAGCTCCCTCTGTTCCGATGAGACTATCAACCACAGATCTTACACGATTAGAATTATCATCGGTTGGATAACTATTCATTTCTTAATACCTAGTTCGTCTTCTGTTAATACTTTAAACTCCCACATACGATCTTTACAAAATTCCTCTGCAGCTTTCCATTTTGCTTGATTTTTTGCATATTCATATACTTCGTAAATATATCCTTTCGTTTTTCTTTTTTTCACCTTTGGTTCCATTGTTTGTTTTTTTGGTTTGATCTCAATGATATATCTTTTTATTTTACCATTTGATTCTCTTACCTTTATGTAAAAATCAGGAAAATATCGGTGCACTTTATTATCGATGGGTGAACGATATGGAAGTGCAATTTCCTCACTCCCCCACTCAAGTATTTTAGTATGATTATCACAATAGACCATGAACTTTCTTTCCCAAAGTGACCGATAAACTATGTTTGATGGGTTACCTTTATACTTTTTTGGGTTGGATGGTCTATATCTTCCCTTATATGACATCTAAATAGATATAAGATAAAATATAAAGTATTTAGATGGTTCGTCCTAAGAAAATAGCTGATATAAAACCAATACTGACAAATGTGGCACAAACATCTCATTATCAGGTGTTTTTTGATGGTTTATCACCAGATCTTTTTAGATTTCTTGGAGATAAAGGAGTTAATAGAAGATTTATAATAGAAAATGCTGGATTACTTTGTAATCGAGCATCAATACCAGGTAGCACTTTGGGAACAAGTGATATATTTGGTAATTTTACAGGTGTTCAGGAAAAGTTTGCACATACAAGAATATTTACAGAGTTATCATTAGAATTTTATGTTGATAAGGACTATAAAATGATTAAATTTTTTGAACATTGGATGGATTATATCTCAAGTGGATCTGAAAGTCCAGCTGTTGATAAAAGGAATTTAGGTTACTTCTATCGTATGAGATATCCTCGTGGGAACTCAGGTTATAAATGCGACAAAACAAAAATTGTTAAGTTCAATATTGACTATCGTTCAGAGGTAGAGTATACTTTCTTTGGATTATTTCCAGTTAATTTTTCATCTACTCCTGTTCAGTATGGAGGTTCTGATGTTTTGAGAACAAATGTGACGTTCAGTTATGAAAGATATATTGCAGGTGAGGAAACAAGTTTATCATATAATCGGAATAGAAGTGAGAACCTTCGTCAAGGGTTAGCTCTTAGATAAAACAAAAATGAACTTTAATTTCAAAAATCGGGTAAAAAAAACTCCGTAAATTTTTTGCTCTGTAAGGTTTTTAAAAAGTGCTATAAATAAAGATACTGAAGTGCTATAAACATTATGCCATTACCAAAAATTGCAACACCGACATATGAGTTGGTTCTACCTTCTTCTGATCGAAAAATAAAATATCGACCATTTTTAGTCAAAGAGGAAAAAATTCTGATCATTGCCATGGAGTCTGAAGATCAGAAACAGATAACTAATGCTATTAAATCTGTAATCAATAACTGTATACTAACAAGAGGAATTAAAGTTGATAAACTTTCTACTTTTGATATTGAATATCTCTTTTTAAATATAAGAGGTAAATCAGTTGGTGAAAATGTAGAGGTTCTCATTACATGTCCTGATGACGATGAAATACAAGTTCCTGTGATAATTCCACTTGATGATATTAAAATTCAAAAAAATCCAGAACATAATAAAGATATTAAACTGGATGAAAATTTAGTTATGAGAATGAGATATCCATCATTGTCAGAATTTGTAAAAAATAATTTTGATTTAGAAGGTGGAATTGGAGTTGAGGAGTCATTTGACTTAATAATTTCATGTATTGATCAAATATATAATGAAGAAGAATCTTGGACATCTACTGATTGCACAAAGAAAGAGATGACTGAATTTTTAGATCAATTAAGTTCAAAACAATTTAAAGAAATCGAAAAATTCTTTGATACAATGCCTAAATTGACACATACAATTAAAGTGGTAAATCCAAAAACAAAAGTTAAAAACGAAGTTGTTTTAGAAGGGTTATCGTCTTTTTTCGAGTAGGTATGGCTCACACAAGTCTGGAGTCATACTTTAAAATCAATTTCGCCTTGATGCAACATCATAAATACTCATTAACAGAGATTGAGAATATGATTCCATGGGAAAAAGATGTATATGTTACTCTCTTGGAACAATATATTGAAGAAGAAAATCTAAAGAACAAACAACAAAGTGGCATCTAACATCTCTAAAATTCCAAAAAATATGCTCAGTAATCCAAATTTGGATGCTGCGGATACTGGTGTTGATCCATCTACAGGAAGATATTTAACAAAAAAAGAAAGAGTTGGTATATTTAAAAGGAGAAGAATAAAAGCTGGTAATATTTTTGGCAGAACGAGTCCAAATTTAGCAAAAGTAGGTAAAATTGGAAAACCCCTTGCAAAATTTGGTGCTATAGTAAAAACTGATGATGAAAATATTGGAGGTGATGCAACTGGTGGA